CCTGTGTCACCTAAATAATCAATCATGGTTGCGATGAAGAACAATTTTGCATTGGTTTGAATTAAAGTACCATTGTGTTGAGCAGCATAATCGGCAAATATTGCTTCTTCAACGCGGTTCGTAATTGGTTCAGAGGCAATTTTGATAGTTTTAGTTGAACTATCTACGTCAGTTAGAGCTTGGGTAAACAACAAAAGTTTGGTTTCTTTTGGAGTTAATTGAGTAATAGGTATAGGTTGCTTGTTTTTAGATGATTGAGAAGGGGAAGGGGGTCGTGAAACAACGTTGTCATCACTATGAGTAGACATAATGGTGTGGTTATTTTAAAGTGGTGGACTTAATGAAGTTAAACTGACCAGGTTGTGTAAAAGTATTTGTGGGGTTTAAAGTTTGGTAAATTAGTTGTATTATGTTATCGGGAGTTGGGGAAATAGTTGATGTTTCAAAATGCAGAGTGGTACCAACTTCACCAATAGGAAGCAATGTGATGTCGATTATATGATTTTGTTGGATTGAAAACACGTGGATATTTAAATTGTCCAATGGTTTGTTGAAGAAATTGGCAAGTTCGTAGAAAATGGTTATATTTAAAAGAGGATATTGAAAGGTGACGTTAATTTCGGCAGTAATGCGTTGAAAATTTGGAGTGCGAGGAGTATTTGGTAATTCGATGGTGGATGACATATACAATATGGAGGTTGTTGTGTGTTTTCGAAAATGAAGGAAAAACAAAATAGCTAAAACATAAGCAGTCAAGAAATGGTTTTAAAAGGGTTTAATTTTAAAAGGTTTTTATTAACAAACTTTTGAAGGTTGAAATTTTTGTTGTTGATGTTGATTTTTGGATTGTTTTTAATTTTTTTAACGTAGTTGTGGTAGTTATTTTGTACAAAGAAACGAGTATTGTAATAATGATACTCAAGTTGAGTTTGTGAAAGTTGATCAAAACAAGCATCATACTTGGAGTATAAAAGTTGATGTTCAAGAAAATAATTATCGTAAAAATTAACGAGATTTTTAAGTTCTAAAGAACTTTTAATACGAAGGGCAAGTAAGATAGGGTCTTTAATAATACCGGCGGTAGTAATTTGAAAACCACAAAATGTGGGTGTTTTTGAAAAATCAATTTTTGCTTTGAGTGCATATTTACGAAATTGTGAAGGAATAGCTAAATTGTTAACGACGGTGTTAAAAATACAATCGTCTCCGGAAAAAGCTTGGGGTGTGGTGATTTTAAGGTCGGTAAAAGAATAATGATGGGCGATATTTGCGAGTGTGTTGAAATCGAAAGTAGGTGCTTCTCCAGTGAACCGCATTACTGGAAGGTGGCCAACGAAGCATTTAGAGTTTAATTTTAAATAAGTATAATAGTCAATAACGATATCGGGTATTTTAAAAAAACGAAGTAATAAAATTTCGAAATGTAAAAATTCGGATTTTTGTGATTGATCGAAGGCGGAAAAATCAGATGCTGTGGATTCAGCCTGAAAGTCCCACGAATCAATGATAAATTGATC